TGCTGAAAAGTCAACTGAGAGTTTTAACCCTAACAGCCCTTTATATGAAGCAAATGGAAAATAATATGAATAATATTGAATGGAAATATGGGGAGGGGACAACCCTTCTCGAATTGACCGAATACATTGAGGGAACATATGGTGCTCATTATACTAATAAGAATAATGATGTCCAAACGTTAGATGTATTTGAATCTCGTGGGACACTATCATCGACTTCGATTGATAATGCGATTAAATATCTCATGAGGTATGGTAAGAAGTCTGGAAAGAATAAGATGGACTTAATTAAAGCAATGCACTACCTTGTGCTTGCTACTGGATTTGACCGAAAGAATGGTGAGTTTGACTCGGACACAATCTACGAAAAAAAATAATAACAAAATACTTTACTTTACATCAAAAGTATAGTATAATATATGTAACAATCGAATAAAGGATAATAATGCAATTAAGTGAAAAGACAATTGGAATTCTAAAGAATTTCGCAACAATCAACCAATCAATTTTAATTAAAGAGGGTTCTAAATTAGACACAATGAGTGTTCAAAAGAACGTACTTGCTAGTTCTGCTGTGGAAGAAACTTTCCCAAAAGAATTTGGTATTTACGATTTGAATGAATTTTTATCTGCTGTATCTTTATTTGATAAACCAGAATTAGACTTCGGTGATAACAGTGTTACTATTACAGGGCAAGACGGTTCTACAACTTCTTATTGGTATGCCGATAAATCAATTATCGTATATCCCGAGAAAGAAATTACAATGCCAGAAACTGAGATTAATTTCAAATTAACAGCCGCTACTTTCACTAAACTTCAACGTGCTACTGGTACTCTAGGTTTAAATGACTTATGTATTAAGAATGTAGATGATAAGATTGTTGCTGAAGTACAAGATAAACGCAACGACACATCTAATACCTACTCTATTGAAGTTGGTGATTATGATGGTGACGAAAACTTCAATTTCTACTTCTTAACTGAACGTATGAAGATGTTAGCAAACGATTATGATGTGAATATTTCTTCAAAGAATATTTCTAAGTTTACTTCTGGTGATTTGACTTACTGGGTAGCATTAGAGGCAGATTCTACTTATGGTTAAACAAGACGAATTCTTATGGGTCGAGAAATACAGACCCCAGAATATCGAAGACTGTATATTACCCGACTCAATAAAATCAACGTTTAAAGAATTTATTGCAGCGGGTGATATGCCTAACTTGTTATTGTCTGGAACTGCTGGTACTGGTAAGACTACCATCGCAAAGGCATTATGTAATGAGTTGGGATATACGTCGTTGGTTGTTAATGGTTCTTTAGACCGTAATATTGACACTCTAAGGAACGAAATTGCATCCTTTGCATCAACTGTTTCTTTTGATGGTGGAAAGAAGTGTATCATCCTAGATGAAGCAGACTACTTAAACCCTCAATCTTTTCAACCCGCATTGCGTGGTTTCATTGAGACGTTTAGTAAGAACGTTCGATTCATTCTAACGTGTAACTTTAAAGATAAAATCATCGAACCGATTCATTCTCGTACAACGTTGATTGATTTCCGTACTGGAAAGAAAGAAATGCCTGAGATTATGGGTGTGCTGATGAAACGTATATTAAACATCTTAAAGGAAGAAACCGTTAAAGTTGAAGACCCTAAGATTGTTGCTGAGGTTATTAAGAAACATTACCCCGATATTCGTAGAATCTTAAATGAGATGCAACGTTATTCTGCAGGTGGTGTGATTGATATTGGTATTCTTGCCAATGTTGGTGAGACTGATGTTACATCTTTAATGAAATATTTAAAGGATAGAGACTTCGGTAAAATGAGACAGTGGGTTGTTGAGAATATCGATGCAGACCCAGTTCGTATTTTTAGAACGATTTATGATAACATGCATGATTACTTAGCACCATCATCAATACCTCAAATCGTATTATTGATTGGTGAATATCAATACAAACAGGCATTTGTACAAGATAGAGAAATTAATTTAGTTGCTTTCTTAACAGAAGTAATGGTGGAGGCTGAATGGAAGTAGATGTATTAATTGACCAGTGGTTTTGGGATAGAGGAATCACGCAAAATGGCAAACCAATGGCACAAGCAATCAAAACGTTGGAAGAAACAACTGAGTTGCTTGATGCTTTAAATAAAAATGATAAGTATGAAGTGATGGATGCTATTGGTGATATTTACGTAACACTAAGAGGCGTGTGTTTAACATACGGTGTGTTTATGGAAGACTGTATCGACCAATCATATAATGAAATTAAAGACCGCAAAGGACATTTGACTCCCGAAGGTACTTTTGTAAAGGAGAAATAGTATGGAATCTGCTATTAAAGTTGTATCTGAAAAGTCAGCAATGAAAATGATTAAGAACTTTGACAACCTAGTCTTGGTTCATTCTAAAGATGGTTGTCCTGTATGTGAGTATTTCATTCCGGAAGTATTAGAACCTATCCTAAAAGACTGGCCGCACGTTAAAGTTAAAATGATTAAAGAACAACTGACGTTCCCAGTAGGGTCTCATCCAGTTATTTACTTTTTCAAAAACAGTAAATGTGTTATGCACCCTAGTGGATCTGCTCCAGAAAAAGCAGTCCGTGAAATGATGGAAGCTCTGTATGGCAAACCTATTTAAAGATATCCTACCCGATTTAAACTTCGGGCATAAAAACCTAATTAGAACAGGTGATATGGAGGAATCTCATTACATCAAGCAACGGTTTTTGATTAACCGTTCGTTGAGTATGAGTCCAGATACCATAATGCAGTCTAATGATATGAATCATTATTATGACCTTGATGGCATGCTTCAGTATGATTATTTTATAAATAATATAAGAAAGAAGAAACGTTGGAACAAGTGGGCGAAAACCAACAAGACGTCTTCTAAAGTTGATATTATTAAAGAATATTATAATTATAATGAACAACGGGCGGTCGAGGTCTTACCTTTATTGTCTGGCGAACAGTTTGACTTTATGAAAAGTAAACTGAACAAAGGTGGTAATGATGTGGGTTCAAAACGGATTAGGAAAAATAAGTGACATTAATTCTAGAAGGGTGTCAAAACAAGAGCAATATTTTGAGTGGTATCAAGACGAATTGCTTGAAATACAATTTGAAAATGATAATGACTTTTTAAAGATTAAAGAAACATTAACACGCATTGGCATAGCATCAAATAAAGACAAAACTCTATACCAATCAACTCATATTTTACATAAACGTGGAAAGTATTACATAGTTCATTTTAAAGAGTTGTTTGCCCTTGATGGTAAAAATACCAATATAGAAGTTGGTGATATTGAACGAAGAAATGCAATTGCAAGTTTGTTAGTTGAGTGGAATTTATTGACGGTTGTTAATATTGAACAATTAGAACCAATGGGACACATTGGACAGTTTAAAGTGATATCGTTTAAAGATAAACGAAATTGGGAATTAGTTCCCAAATATACTATTGGAAATAGATAATGAAATATAATAGATTTTACGATAAATACACATCGAAATCTAAAGAAGTAACAGTAACCGACTTTGTACTAGTTTTAGCAGTTTTGTGGGGAATGTCCTTTGTGATTATTCCCCTTGTGATTATATTCGTAATGCTCTTATCTAGTGTAGTTCTATATACAATCATCGAACGTATTTATAGTCGAATCAAACGATTTATATAAATAGTATTATCGTTTAATCTTAAAAGGTTTGTATGGTTTGTGTTTCTAAATCTTGTCAATGGATAACTACATTATCTCAACTGGCAGTAGCAGTAGTATTTGTGTATGCAGGATTAGTTGTTAATACTCATATGGAATCTTGGACAAAATCGTTTGAACAAGGCTCTGCTGACCTTCATAATATTAGACTAAATATGAGTACGATGACGTATTCAATGGAAAGTATCAATAGTGATATGGATACGATGAATAATACTACTCTAGCAATGGAACAGCATATTCATCAATTAAACGACAACATTACGACTATTAACAAACAGATGTACCAAATGAATGGTGCTGTTGGAAATATGTCAAACAACTTCTCTCCACGTGGAATGGCAAGAAGTTTTATGCCCTTTTAGGAGAAATATAATGGCAAGCACAGAACAAGGCGATATCGCAATGGATGATGATTTTGAATGGGGTTTCTCATTCTCGGATAACGATGACGGCGACTTAGATACCGTTGTTGCAAAAGTATCGTCAGCGTCATCTGCAGACCTCAACCCAGTATTACAGAAATTGGATGCTATTCTTGCATTAATTCCAACAGACGGAATTGAGAATGGTGAGGTAGTAGATGTTGATTTGTCGTCAGTTGAAAATAAACTTGACCAAATCATTGCATTAGAAAAAGTGGACGCATTAACTGCTGGTGATATGCCAGATATGTCCCCTCTTGAAACAAAACTCGACACACTTTTAGGTCGAGAAACTACAGTGAACGCACCATCAGTGGATATTGACTTATCTGAAATTACTGATAAATTAGAGGTGCTTGAGTTGTCAATAGGAGAAGTACGTGACCTTGACTTTAATGGGGATGATAGTGTTGACTTTGGCGATATTAACAATAACCTTGCTGATTTATTGGCTAGACAAGAGACGGTCGAATCGGAACTTGAAGCGAAGAAACAAGAGTTTATCGATTTTAAAGCAAATAAACTCAAAGCATTGGAAAAATTAATTATTCCTTTACTAAAGAATTTAAAATCAAACCCAGACAAAGACTACATCAAGTGGCCAAATCGTGCTGGTATTCTAGACGCACAAATTGCGAAGATTCTAGGATTAACAAGATAATAATGAATATATTATGAGTTGTAACATGACATATGATGAGTTACATGAGGCGTACCACAAACTGCAAAAAGAACAGAATGCTGGTATGTTTGATTATAACTGTAAAGTAAAAAGAATCGTTGACGGTGATACGTTAGACGCATACATCGACTTAGGTTTTGATGTATGGACCACCAAACGAATTCGATTTATGGGTATTGATACTCCTGAGTCTCGCACACGTGACCTGACTGAAAAACGTTTCGGCAAAGGTGCAAAGCATCGTCTTGTTGAAATGCTTGAAGGCAATGATAATAAGTTTATTGTTCGTTCACACGGTACTGGTAAGTTCGGTCGTGTTCTTGGTGAGTTGTATATTCCTGAATTTGAATGTTCTGTAAACGAACAAATGATTGAGGAAGGACATGCAGTTGCGTACTTCGGTGGTTCTAAACAAGAAGTTAAAGATGCTTTAACCGAAGCACGTAAAGTATCTTCAGATTATGTTTTGACTCATATCGACGAGATTAAAAAATAATCTAAAAAACTTTACTTTCCTTCTGTTTTATAGTATAATAGATGTATTACTTATTATAAAAGGAAAGTATGCCAATAGATTCGGCACTGTTAGATATTGAAACCCTTGGAACAAATGCTGATGCGGTAGTTTTATCCGTAGGCATCGTTGCCATCGACTCAACAAAAGATTACACTTACAAAGAACTTATTGATAATGGATTCTATGTCACATTGGACGTTAAGTCACAAGTCGACTCCGGACGGAAAATCGACAAGGATACTTTAGCGTGGTGGGGAACACAAGGTGATGAAGCAATGAAAGTCCTTGAACCTTCTAAGGATGATATTCATTGGAATCAACTTCTTCCTGCTATTTTCAATTACTTTAAAGAAGTTGAAGCATCCCCAAAAGACGTTCTGGTATATGCCCGAGGAAGTCATTTTGACTTCGGTATTCTACACGATTTATTTCGAGTAACTGGTGACGCCGGTGCATACGACCTTCCTTGGAGATGGTGGAATATCCACGATTCAAAAACAGTACAAATAACCCTTCTTGACGAAAATATAGACGTGCACCCAGAAGGGTTCATTCATCATAACGCACTACACGATGCAGCCAGAGAATATATGAATATTCAATTGGCAATTTATAAATTTCAACAAACCCTTGAGGGCAAATAATGGACGATTTATCAGATTACGACTTAGACGACAATTTTGACAATTATGCAGACGCGCACTTTTACGACGTGTCTTTATGTTTTAACTTTATGGACTATGATGATTGTATTACATTTGAAATGGTTGCCGATGGAGAGGTTGAAGACAAACTTGCTCTAGTAGAATCTGTTATTGAGGGG